ATCTAGTACACCAGCCATGTTCAATGCACTTGCAACGTCAGCAGATACAATCAACATGTTACCCTTACCACGACGAGTCTGTTGACCAATCGCATTGGCATCACGTTCGATAGCGAACATAAGACCTTTAAACTTCTCAACAGACCAACGACCATTTGAGTCGGTGTCTAGATCAAAGATACCAGCAGTTGTTGTGTTAACTTGAGCACCTGCAACAGCAGTTACATAAAGTGAACGAACAACTTCACGGTTTATTTCTGCAAGAATTTCAGAACTCAAGATATTAGCAAGTTCTGTTTCTGCGTCAAGTCCGTGGATTGCTTTCAAGTCTTGTGCAAGTTCCATTGTGTACTCTGCTTTTAGAGCACGTGAAACCGCAGTAACTGTGGACTTCTCGATTGAGAATGCCATCTCTGCGAAAGCGTTAGTAGAAGAATCACCCAATGCTTCGGACTGAGCCGTAGTCATACCAGTTGCAGAAACATAAGTTCCAGCAGAAGGACTGTCATTAAGAACAGCAGGGTTAGTTTCTGTAGCACCAACATCACCACCACCAACAGTACCGGCAGCATTTTGATTGGAGATATCAGGCATTGCTTCGTCAACAAGTGCTTCTGCACCGTCTTGAGAAGTAAATGTAGAACGCATAGCAAAGATCAGTCCTGTAGGGCCGGTCATTGGTTGCACACCACAAACATCATATGCAATGAGGTTAGGCATTGCACGACGAACGAGAGAGATCAATATTGGATCCCACATGTCCATTTGTCCACCACCAGTAGAGTTGGTTGGAGCAGTTTCTGAAAGCATCATCTTGTCTTCATGAAGTGCTTTCTCTTGGTTTTCTAAGATAACAGTGGTAACAGCACGCTTATAAGAATCCTGAATTTTTGGTAAATCAGGGTGTTCTAGGACTGGCTGCCACTTTTCTTGTAGATGTTCTGTCTGAAACATTTTGTTTCTCCTTTATTTTACATCTGTTTTTATAATATTATGCACTCGCCTTTTGATCACGACTGATAGCAGACATATACTTTCGCATGGTATCTGTCGTATCAATGTCCTGAGCGGTGCTGTCGTCTTCATTATCTAGTGAATTTTCTTCATTAACTTGTACTTTTGGAAAATAACTTTCCTTCAAGGTACTGAGTTTTTCTTTAAAGGACTCTTCATTTACGAACTCAATATCTTTAGTTAATGTTGAAAATTTTTCAATTTCAGTATCAGCAAGGTCAGAAGAAACTTCTAACATTACCTGTTCCCGTACTAGAGTGTCTTTGACTACTTTAGTCTCAACATTCTTTTCAATCTCTTCATTAAGTCGAGATTCTAGTTCAGCAATCTTTTCACTTTGTGCTTCGAGAACGTCATATTTCTCATCAGGCACATCGATGTAATGGTCTTCAAAAAGTTGTTTCAGTCCAGAGATAAAATCCTCTGCAATCTCGCCTTTAAGTCCACGCTCGATTGCCAATTCATTCTCTTTAGTCCATTCTTCCACTACGTAATTAAGATATGTATCAACCTTATCAGTCATTTCTTCCTTAAAGGTATCTACTTCAGTGTCTTTAGTTGCAGTAGTCTCTTCAACAATACGTTCCACTTCTGAACGAATTTTTGATTTAACTGCTGCTTCAAATATTGTTGCAGCTTTTGCTTTGAACTCTTCTGAGAGGTCTTCACCGTCAACAAGTGCATCAACATCTTCTTTAACATTGATGTTTTTGATTTTTTCTTCGATTTCTGCTTTTGCATCTTCGAGTTTTTGTAACTCAGCAGAAGATTCAGCATTACCTGCTTCTTCCAATTTAGATGCGTGAGCAGCAAGCATCTCTTCAATATCACCTTTCTTCATCTTTGCGATATTTTCGATATGTTGTGCTTTAGTCATTTTTGGTGCCTCTTCAAGAACCTCGTCACCTTCTGGTTCGTGGGAAGCAGCAAGTTTCTGGCTTTCACCTGGCGTTGCTTCGCCTGAACTACCTTGTTTCATTTTTGGTTCCTGTTTTGCACCTTTATTCTGGGCGTCTTTTGTTGCAGATGCAGCTGCAGATGCTTTCTTACCAATCTCTTTTTCAGATCGATCTTCGTCAGCACCTTTTTCTACACTTGCTTCTGGTTTTGCACCGCCAAGGTCTTTGGCTTTCTCACCATCAACTGACTCTGCGTTATCTGCACCAGCACTTTTTGGTGCATTATTCTTAGCGGTGGAGACACTATCTCCAGCGTTATCAGAACCTAAACCTAAATCCTTTGCTTTACCTAGAGGTTTTTCTGATGCTTCCTCTAGTTCTGCAAGGACTTCCGCTTCAAGTTCCTCTATTGTTTGTTCTATCTCGGACATAGGATGTCTCCTTTTCATTGTAATATTTATTTATAAATTAGAGTCTTTTAAGAAACTTTGCAAACTCTAAAGCCTCTACTTTTGCGTTTCTATTTCGTTCTTTTACGTCAAATTGTTTCTTTAGTTCGACAAGATGTGATTCTACGAGTGCGCCATTGTTCCAAACCCACTCTTTTCCTTCCATAACACCCTCAACAAAGGCATTAGGTGCGGAAGGGTCAGCAACAATATCGGCAGCGGTAGCAAGGTAAAAATCATCTTTGACGTAATTTGCACCACCTTTTTGTTGTAAACTTCCCATCCCTCGACTCGATACACCTAATTTACATCCCTCATCCATAAGGGATTTCACAATTTCTCCCATAGGTGTAGACATTATCTTTGCCTCTCCTATGAAATTCTTTCCATCTCGCATTAAGCTTGTAGTTAGGTGTGAAACTCTTTCTAAATTTACTGTTGGGCCGTCTGGGTGTCCGAGCTCCCCATATGCCCTTTTTTCTTCTATAAAGTCTTTATTATACTTATTGACTTCTTTTTCAAGTACTTCCATTGGATATATACGTCCATTACGATTTTTAATATCTGCTTGTAGGAATATGCCACGAATTTTGTAATTCTTACCTCCGTTTTCTTTTGCTTCGGTAATATATTCTACTTCTTCAACGGCTTCTGAAAATAATTTTATTGATTCCATGTCATTAATCCCATACTTCGTATTTAATTGGTTGTTTTTTCTTAGCGATAAAATTAAAATCTCTTATATGATGCTTTCGTCTATTTACTCCATCTTGAGGAAATCCTACACCCATCAATAATACTGGTTTTTCTTTTAAAACTGCAGCTTCTTGTATTGCATCAACATCCATACACTGACAACATCCTGTCCTATATCCTAACAAAGATGCAGTAAGATTTAGATAACCAGCTGCAATTCCTACTGCAATATTTTTATCTCTAGTTAATTCTTCTTTATCCCACTTATCTAATTTACCATTCATAAGATAATTTCTAGTTGCTTCGTTTCTATGTATATCATCTTTAAGATCATCAAAGTAGTTATAATCCTCAAAAATAACTAATAGATTAGCAAGTACTTGGGGATTAGTTTCTGTATCTCTTTTTCTTTTTTCTCCCAAAATTCCATTTTCTTCTGGAGAATACTTTGTACCTGATCTTCCTTTAAACGTACTAAAACCGTAAGTAAGTTCATGTATCTCTTCTATGACTTCACGATCTTGTATAAAATGAACTTTATAAAATGCAATATTTTGTTTACTAGGACAATTAGTTATAGCAT